GTCATTCTCTGTATAAGACAGAAGCAGAATTAGCAACTAAGCTGAGAGTTAAGGAAATCGTTGAAGTTCCAGATGAAATCATTCCTGATGATTTCTATGGTGTAATCGTTAACTTAAACGACTATAACGTTGGTGCCGATAAGGGTGGCGCTGTCAACATGTTTGACGACTTCGATATCGACTACAACCAGCAGAAGTACTTAATTGAAACACGTATTTCTGGTGCTTTAATTAAGCCAAAGGCTGCTATCGTTATGAAGAAGGCTTCTTCAACATTAACACCTAACAATAACGACGTTCTGCCAGAAGGTTATGTAATTCAGCAGGAACGCGTTGCTGATGATGACGAAGGCGACGGAGAATAATTAAAAATTCAAAATGGCTAAGTTTTACGGTACGATTGGCTTCGAGATAACTGAAGAAACCAGACCCGGTGTCTGGGTTCAGCAGATAGTTGAGAAGTCTGGCTATAAAGGCGATGTAGTAAGCCAAAGTTATCGTTGGCAAAACACTAGTAAAGTTAATGACGACGTTGATATTTTGGTTAAGATCAGCGTAATTTATGACCAGTTTGCCATCGAGAATCTTGGCCGTATAAGATATGTAAAGTATCTAGGACAAAACTGGAAAGTTACCTCCGTTGAGCCAGAGTTTCCTAGATTAATCATGACGTTGGGGGGTCTGTATAATGGCAATGCTTGATAACAGACTCCTCTTTCATGAGGAACTAGTAAGCTTACTTGGATCGGATCATGTATATTTCCAGCCACCAGAAAACATCAGCATGATATACCCTTGCATTATCTATTCGAGGGATAACATTTACAATATGCATGCTGATAATTTACCGTATTTACAAGATCACAGCTATCAAGTTATAGTTGTTGATCCAGATCCGGATAGCGAAATTGTGGAAAGAGTATCCCAGTTTCCGCGGTCTAGATTTAACAGACATTACGTGGCCGATAATTTAAACCACGATGTCTTTACAATTTATTACAAATAGGAGGAAATATTAAATGCCTAAATTAGTATGGGATAATACTGGCGAACGTTTGTTTGAAACAGGCGTGGACCATGGTGTACTTTATGTTATGGGTACAAATGGCTATGAAACTGGTGTAGTTTGGAACGGCTTAACCGCAGTCAATGAATCACCAGAAGGTGGCGAACCAACAGCTTTATGGGCTGATAATATTAAGTATTTAAACTTAATGTCTACTGAAAGCTTTGGCGGTTCCATCGAAGCTTACACATATCCAGATGAATTCATGGCTTGTGATGGCTCTAAAGAATTAACTGCAGGATTAATTGCTGGTCAGCAGACTCGTAAACAGTTTGGTTTAGCATATAGAACCAGAATCGGTAACGATGTTGATGGCTCTGAACACGGTTATAAACTGCATCTGGTATACGGTTGCTTAGCGTCTCCTTCAGAGAAAGCTTATGAAACCATTAATGATAGCCCAGATGCTATTACTTTCTCTTGGGACTTCACTACTACTCCGGTTGCTGTAGTAGATGGCAATGGAGTAGAATTAGCAAAGCCAACTGCTCATTTAATTATTGATTCTACTAAGTTTACTGAAACAGCCGCTGCTGCAAAGTTAACTACTTTAGAAACAACATTATTTGGTGGCGAAGAGCAGGGTGCCAATGCAACTTTACCTTCACCATATCAGGTCATGCAGGCTTTAGCCTAATTATTAGATATTTTGAGGGAGCGGGGGAATAGTCCTCGCCCCCTTTTTTTATGAAAAGGAGAAGAACATGTTAAAGAAGACAATCACTTATACAGATTTCGATGGTGAAAAAGTAGTAGAAGATTTTTATTTTAATTTAACTAAGGCCGAGCTCATGGAAATGGAAATGAGCACTGATGGTGGTATTCAGGCAATGGTTAAAAGAATAGTTGATGCAAAAGATAACGCTGGAATTATTCGAGTTTTTAAAAACATTATCACGACTGCATATGGTGTTAGACCAGAATCTGGTAAAGGCTTTATCAAGACAAAGGAGCTGTCTAATGCTTTTGAACATTCTGAGGCTTTCTCGGAGTTGCTTATGGAATTAGTTGAAGACGAGAATAATGCTGCGAATTTTATAAAAGGTATCCTTCCGGCTGAGTTTGTCGAAGAAATGAACAAACATGCTTAAAATTACGGTTCCAAAACAGGAATTGTGGGATGAGGCAAAAGAAGAATTCATAGACTTTGGTGGCGCACAATTGACATTGGAGCATTCTTTGGTGTCAATTTCAAAATGGGAATCGAAATACCACAAGCGGTTTATTACGAATAAAAAAAATGACGTTAAAACCGCGGATGAGCTGAAGTATTATGTTAAGTGCATGACGATTACCCAAAATGTTCCAGACATAGTGTATGATTGCTTAACTGCTTCCAATTACAAAGAGATTCAAGATTACATGGAAGATTCTCAGACTGCTACAACAGTAAATGATTCTTCTAAAAACTCAGGCCCAAGCAAGGCAGTAACATCTGAGGTTATATATTATTGGATGATAGCACTAAACATTCCTGTTGAATTTCAAAAATGGCACATTAATAGACTTTTAATGCTTATTAAAGTTTGCAATGCGTACAATAATAAGGGCTCGAACAAGAAGAAGATGAGCAAATCGGAATTAATGGCTAGAAATACTCGGCTAAATGCCGCTAGAAGGAAACAACTTAATACCAAGGGTTAATGAAAGAAAGGAGTCAGAACCATGATCAAATTTTCTCAAAAAGGGGATTTCAAGAAACTTGATAGTTTTTTTGAAAGATCAAAAAGAGTATTCCATTTGAGCGATTTGGATAGGTATGGGCAAGAAGGAGTCGCAGCTTTGCGACGGGCCACGCCTAAAGATTCTGGTAAAACGGCTTCTGCTTGGTATTATGAGATTAGTCAAAAAGAGGATGTTATCAGAATCAGTTTTTTTAATTCAAATCTTGAGTCTGGTATACCAATAGCTATTCTTTTGCAGTACGGACACGCCACTAGAAACGGCAGTTTTGTGGAAGGCGTCGATTACATCAATCCGGCTATAAAGCCGATATTTGAAAAAATTGCCGAAAAAGCATGGAAGGATGTGACAGGCAAATGAGTAGAACAATAGATGAAAAAATTGTTGAGATGAAGTTTGACAACTCGAATTTCGAGAAAAATGTCAAAACTTCGATGTCTACATTAGATAAATTAAAAGAAAAATTAAATTTCGACGGTCTTGCTGACGGTTTGATAATGATAGGGACGACAGTTGCCAAGTCAGCGTTGTCGTTCAAACCAATGCAGGAAGAAATAGATCAAACTGGTAACAAATTTGATCGGATGTACATAATTGCAAAACGAGTTCTTGAAAATATTACAGACTCCGTTATGCGATTAGGTCATCAGATAACAAAAAGTTTAGTTATCGACCAGGTAACAGCGGGTTGGTCCAAATACGAAGAAAAAACCACAGGTGTTCAAACAATATTATCCGCAACTGGTGAATCGCTGGAAACAGTAAATGAACAGTTGGAAGCACTTAACTGGTTTACAGATGAAACTTCATATAATTTTACCGATATGGTGTCCAATATTGGTAAATTTACTTCTGCTGGTGTTGATTTGAAGACTGCTGTTGCCTCAATGCAAGGTATTGCGACTTGGGCTTCTGCTTCCGGTGCTGGTATAAGTGCTGCTAGTAGAGCGATGTACAATTTATCCCAGGCTATGGGTGTTGGCGCCGTAAAATTAATGGACTGGAAGTCTATTGAAAATGCCAACATGGGAACTAAGGCTTTTAAGGAACAAGCACTCGAAACGGCCGCTGCTTTAGGAGTACTTGAGAAAAAAGGCGAAGACGCCAAAGGCGTGATGCAATATCTTATAAAAGGTACCGACAAAACAGTTTCGTATAAAGATTTTTCTCAATCATTAAGCGAGGGATGGTTTAACACTGAGGTGTTAAATACTGTACTTAATAAATATGGAACTTATGCTAGCGCAGTAAAAGCGGTTACCGATATAGAAGAAAACGGTTTTGAAACAGCATCTCGGGCGATGAGAGAGATCAACCGTTTTATGCAGAATAATGAATTTAAATCTGTTGAAGAAGCCGCAGCGGCAATTAATGAACGATTCAAATTAACAATAGATGAATCGAAAGTTTTATATGAGCCTTGGCATTC